GCTGGTGTTCCGTTAGCTGCGGAGCTGATATTAAGAGGAACGCTTGGATTCGCCGTGCCAATACCGACGCGCTGACTACTATCAATCGTCATCGCACGGTCACCATCAGTCGTAAACTGAATTTCACCGTTAGAGCCAGTGTCTACAGCTTCAACTTTAGTATCACCTTCGATAAGTTGATCAACAACAGTTGAAATATTAGAACTCCACGACAAGTTACCACTAGCATCAGTAATCAATGCTTCACCAGCATTACCAGTGCTATTGGGAAGAGTCAGGGTGTAGTTAGTACCAATTGTTGCAGGAGCTTGAATAGCAACCCAGTTAGAACTGTCGCTATCTGCAAACCTAACGTCAGACTGGGCATTCATCGTAATGTCACCAGTCATCGTACCGCCAGCCTTATCAAGCTTAACGTCTACATAAGCTTTAGTAGCAGCATCAGAGGCAGCACTTGGAGTACCAAGACCAGTAACGGTATTAGAACCCATGTTCAAATCACCAGACATGGTGTCACCAGTAACGGCAACATAGTTGGTGTTTGCAGAACTGGTATCTACATAGTTCTTGGTAGCAGCGTCTTGAGCACTAGTCGGATCAACAACGTTAACGATCTTATGGGTGTTCATGTCCATCTGATCGTCAATAGTCACATCACCGGTACTATCCGACAACGTGTAGCTATTAAGATCAAGATCTTCAATCAGCTTCTCAATACCGATTGCACCTGATTCAATGTTAACGTAACCAGTAACTTGATCAACGTTAAAGGTAGGTCCAACAGTAAACTTACCTTGATGGTTAGTAGTAGCTGCCCAAACCTTACCGTCATTCAATTCGACGATTTCATTGGCTTCAACAGGCAGACCACCGTTCTCAGGCAATGCACTATAATCAGTACCAGAGCCGACGTACTCCATCGTGTGACCGCTAGAAGCGATCATGGAACGTAGGAAGAAGCGGATGGTAGTACCACTAGTAACAGTACTCGCTAAACCAAGGTTACGGCTGTAGTTGTCGGGATCAGGGTTAGAGATTTCAACATCCCATCCAGATCCATTAGCAGTTGCACTAATAATCGGATAAATAGTTCCACCAGTACCGTTAGCATTACCACCAATCTGAACAAGCATGTTCGACTGAGGGCGAGTAGCAGTACCGTACCAGCTGCTATGAGCTGATGGTGCACCAATAGTAAACTTAGTTGCTCCTGCAATACCACGATCCAACAAAGGATCAGCGTCATCAATAGGAGCTGCAGCAGCAGCAGTAAAGATGTTAGTAGAACTCTTACCAGAAGCAATCAGACCATACCGACCAAAGTCAGAGGTAGATGCAGCAAGGTTAGCTTGTCCACCATTAAGCGTTTTGATGTGGTAGTGAGTAAAGAATGCATAGCTACTGGTAGCTTGGCAGTAACCGTTGTTAGTAACGAAGATACCAGGACCATCAAGACCAACGTGGGTGTAACTGTCGCACACCATAGAACGCAACGGACTGCTGCTGCTAACAACAGAACCATCAATAAGAATACCACCACCAGTAGGAGCAGAATCATCATCCCCACCGATGCCACCACGAGGGTTAAAGGCATCCAAATCACTGTTGTCAATCTCACTATCGGAGAAGTTAGTACAGTTAGCAATGTACGGAGATTTGACAATAGTTGCACCAGGATAGAACGCAAAGTTCCAACCTTGGTTAGTAGGCAGACCGTAAGTAGAATCAGTATCAAGACTATTACCACCACGGGTACCGCTAGCCTTAACACCAGTAAGAGTCAGGTTAGCAATATAAGAACCGCTGTTCAAACGGAACAAAGTGTTTTCTTCGGTAGCGGGAGTGGGGTGAACAATACAGCTACGAAGTGCTTGACCAATAATAGAGACATTCTTCTTTTGAATGTCAATTGGTGCAATTTCTTGATAAACACCAGGAGCAACAATGACAACACTGCCATCACCATCTGCATCGGTTTCAGCGTTAATCTGCGCAATAGCAGCTTTAATAGTACGCTTAGGGTTACTAATACGATGACCTTCCAAGTCATCATCACCGTTAACAGAGTCAACGTAGA